GAGAATAGCCCCGAGAGTGCGGATGCCGCCCGCCCGGCCAGAGAGAGCGCTCCGTTAACCTTGCCTGTAACACTATCAATCAGAGTCATGACCCACTCGAACGCTGCCTGGAATTGTTCCCTTATCGCATTCAGCGGCGCCAAGAAGATGAAGCTCAACAGATCGGCAAGAGCTTTCAGCGCCGGGGTGAACGGCTCCATGGCGCCGACTAGGTATTGAACGAATGCTGCAAACTGCTCTTCGACGAAGGCGATTGCGGGGGCGAACAGATTGAGGAATGCTTCAGCAAACGACTCGAATCCGATCTGTAGCGCGGACAATGCTCCTTGGAAATCGCCCCGGAACAGATTCACTACGGCATCGATAATACCAAAGAGAGCGATGAACCACGAGTTCAAGAAATCTTTCAGGCTGCCGATGATGGCCTTGGCGATGTTGATTTGTGATTCCCACTCGCCCCATGGGATAAGGGAGTCGCCGCCCTCTTGCCAAGTCATAAAGTCATCGATCAGCAAGGCAAGGGCCGTACCGAGTGCTATGATCATCCCGACCGGAGTGGCCAAAAACGCTAGATTCAGATACTTCCAGGCAATGACGATAGCGCCCAAGGCGATCGCCCAGCCATCTAAGGCATTGACTATATTCATCACCCAACCGATGACAGTGCTTACTGCCTGCCCTGCCCGCATGGCCAGCATCATGAAAACATCGGCCAACGTAAGAACTGTTGAGATTATCGGCAGGACAATCCGCATGATCTGCGGCAACATTTCTACAACCATCTTGCGGAGGGTGTCGATGGTGCCGGTAAACTTCGACATGAATTTCACGGCGAGTCCTTTGCCGACAGCGCCCATGACGAAGTTCAGCTTGTCAAGAGCATCCATGAACTTATTAGATTTTTCGGCTGCCTCATCCGCGTCCAGGCCAACAGCGGCGTAGACCGATTTAAATTCGTCGCGTAATGCGCCTACATCCGTTGTTATGGACTTGATCATCGTCTTATCGATGCCGAGCCGCTCCAAGATCGCGATCTGCTGACCGCGTTCCATGTCTTTCACTGCATCGCCGATTTCATACAGCAGATCGGTAGAATTCTTTAGCTTGCCGTTGGCATCGGTGACACTGATGCCAAGCTGATCGAAAACCTTTTTGCTTCGGCCAATACCAAGAGCCGCATCGCCCGCAGCCCTGGTCAGCCCTTCTATGGAGCTTGTAGCCGCAGCAGCAGAACTGTCGGTGAGCTGTGCTACATAACTTAGTTCTTCAAGCTCACCGACAGCCGAATCTGTGCGGTCTGCCAATTCACCGAGCGCGTCGTACTGCTCGGCGATGTTTTTAGTGAACGCGAATATCGCCCCGGCAACAGCGAACGTGGCAGCACCTAGGGCCGCCACAGTCATGGTAGCTTTGCCTACAACATTATCGAAGTCCATGGCGCCTTCAGTCTGAAGACCTAGGCTGACCAGGAACTCTTTTATGACATCGCCGCTCATGTTCTATTCGCCTCTATAAAACGTGATTCATTCTCATTTTTTACGGTAAGAATGTCGTTCATGTTGGCTATGTCCGCAAGAGAGAGAGTGCCGTCGATGACACTCTCGTACTTACACATTCCAGCCACTACCGGACGCCACAACCAGTCTTCTCCGCTCGGCAGCTCAACCCAAACTACTGGTCGCTTGGTTTCAGGCCTGCTTGGCTCGAAATTGAGTTGAGCACGTTGAAAAAACTGCCGAGATTTGCGACCAAGACGCGGCCAGCAAGTGTCAGCATTTCCGGCATCGTGATGTCGTTAAACATCAATGACTTGCTGGTCGACACCGGCGCCCACCCCAAGCCCTGATCTTGTTTGCGGGTGACAACGGCCAACAGGCCGAAAATCACGTAATCGGCATCTTCATCTGTCATGCTGGCGAGGACATCGGCGATCGCCGGGAAAGCCTTCATCACTTCTTCTTGGCTGGATGCAGCAACGCCTTTATCGATGCCGCCTTTTTTGAATGCGCCGGCCTTTTCCAAGGACGAAATCACCGGCACCATTCCTTTCAGAAATGGTGCCATACGGCGCACTATGTGGAACTGTGCGCGGGCGTCGAGACTGCCCGCACGGTACGTGTATCGGCCACAGTTGAATTCGCTCATAATTCAGGAGTCCCGACACCAAGGATGCGGTTAGTGAAGATGGCGTCAAACACCCAGGCATTCATCCCGGCTTCCTTGGCGTAGCCAAGATCAGGAGCCTTTTGGAATGCCACCTTCGATAAGGTGATCAGATCGCCACGCCCCAAGTCCGTGATGGCAATGGTGTTCTTGCCATGCAGGACACTGGAGCTTGTTTGGTAGTTGTACATCGCCATCAGCAGTGCGTTAACCGGGCTGGTTTTCAGCAGGTTAACGGTAACGGTGCTGGCTTCGCCCGCTACCAAGGAGTGCTGACCCTGGCCGCCAGCACCGATCTGCATGATGTTTTTGGCTTCGACGGGGACGATGGTGATCCCCTCTTCTGCCGCGCCAGCATCGGCAGCCAAGTTGATGGCGCCACCGGGGCCGACGATACCCGCGTTACAATCTAAAAAAGAGTACGTGCTCATGTTTCGCTCCTTAGCGTTTTACGTCTTAGCGGTTGACGTCTTAGCGGTTGACGTCGATGATGACATCGAGTTCTTGGAAAGCCCCGGCCAGCTTGATGGCTATTTGGAGCGGCGGAGCGGTACGAGTCTCACGGATCGATTGATCTTGCAGAGCAAGCGGCGTCGTGAAGATGTAGTACCCTGTCTTGAGATAATCGCCACGGGACAGCTGGCCGAACCCATCCGAGTTCCACTGGCCCGGCGCTACCAAGCCGTTGTTGACAGCTTCGTCGCATGCGGCAGCTGCCGTTGCAATCAGTTGGTTTTGGCCGGGATCGGTCTGAGGAATCTTGGTCTTGCTCTGATACAGCAGGTTGTATTCCGCATTCTGCACCGCATCCTTGAACCAGGACAGACCGTGAATCTCGTCGAAGTACGCGCCCGAACACATGACACCATATTGGATGATGGCCGTATCGTTGACGTAGTTGACGAACACGTTGCAGTGCTTGGCCTTGAGCGTGTTGGCTTGCGTCTCGTCGATAAACTCCGCAACGATACCCGGCTGCGTTTTGTACATCAGTGTGATTGTCGACCGGTTGGCGTTGAAATTGACCGAGAACGCGCGGCCAAACATCGACGAAACAGCGGCGACGTTCGGGCTGTACTGCACGAATGTACGGTTGTAGTTCAGCGCGCTCAGCTCGCTGGCCAGATCGTTGGTGACTTCGGCATCGAGCACGTTGGTGTTTGTGATCGTTACGCCGTACATCCGCTCCAAATCCAAGCCTTCGATCAGGCCGGCCACAGCGATAGCCTGGGCATCGGTCGGCATAACAGAAGCACCAAACGCCAAGCCGAACCAGACAGCAGATTGATTGGCGAATCGGGCGACCGCTTCCACTGGTGCTTCGGCATCATACCCAGGCACCAAAGGGTTGGCCAGAGCAGCCGTGCCCTTGAGCATAGCGCTGATGTCGACGCCACCGGCAGCTGCAGTTAAGAAACTGACTGACGAAGTTTCGCCGGTCGTGCCGCTGGTGAACACGAAACGCTGGCCGGTCCATGCAACAGTGCCGCCGACGAATGCCGTATCGATGATGGCTGCAACAGCATTGAGGTTCAGAGCCGCCGAGAAATCGAGGGCTGTGATGTCAATACCGGCTGCGCCGTCAACAGCAATCTTGAAGCTGCCGGTTAAGATGGCATTCCATGTCGCCATCAACTGCTCGGTGGCGTTGAGGATGCCGCCAACCAGCTTGCCGGGCAGATCGGTACGCGCCCAACGGGCTGCCATGATCGTTTGCGGGCGCGGGGTCTGGCCGAAATATGCTGCTGCCTGTGCATATTCCGGAGCATTGACGCCGAAAGCTGCTGCGAATGATTCCAGTGTAGCGTACGAGCCATACTGGCCGACATTCAGTACATCGGAATCGCCAGCCACTAGCAAAGTACCGAAACCACGGCGCTGGGCTGCAAGAGGCGATAAGTTTACGGTCGCACGAATGAGACGACCAACAGAAAGACCCTGAGACATGGTTTTACTCCTCCGGGCGCGTGGCCCATCCAATAGACATAGTTTCGGTGTTAATGGTTCCGTTCGCAGCAACAAATGACAACACTGCAAACGTTCTGTCCAGCTGCCTTCTAAAGGTGGCTGTTATATCTGCCCTTCTGTACCATTTTTCGTCTACCAGCTCGCCGGTCTTCGTGATCGCTCCGGAGTAGGCGTACTTCATGCCGACCAAAAATAGCTGTTCCCGGTTCTGAGGTATCTCCAAGCCGTCCCGGAAAGCTCCGGAGTACCGCCCGCAGTTGGGGCCGTAGAAGCTGCACCGGACCACAACATCTTCGTGACGTTGTTGCTTTTGCTCCAGGCCGTCTTCCCTCAATTCGTTGTATGCATACCCGGCTTCGACCTTATCGCTGCTTACCGAAAACCCGCACCAGTCGGTGCCGATGTTTGGCCGCTTAGGCGGATTCGGCTGGAATGCCGGCCTAACCATACTGCCGGGAAGACCAGTCACGCCGACGATTACAGTCTGTATGAAATTTTCAAGCGCCTCGTCGTCGACGGGAGTTTGCGTCGACAGAAGGTAGCCGCCCGTGGCGCTGGTATTAGCCATCAACAGTTTCCTCCGCAACAAAGATCGCCATCGTCCAACCGGCGCCCCAATTCATA